CCAACCCTCGCCCCGGTTCTATAGAAGGCTACCGACGGAGAGGTGGCCGAGTGGTCGAAGGCGCACGCCTGGAAAGTGTGTAGGCGGGAAACCGTCTCGAGGGTTCGAATCCCTCTCTCTCCGCCACCCACTCTTTTCAGATCAATAAAATCAAGCCCTTACGGGGCGAATTGTCAAACTTTCGGGGCAGGTTTGACAATGGTTGTTCGCGTTTCGTCTTCTTCCAGGGCGCGCATCCCCTCCGCCGCGAGTCTCTTCCGGTCAGCGGCGGCCGTGTATCGGGCGGCTTCTGCCAGCGCCGCATGGCCCAGGACCGCCATGATCTCATTCGCGGAACGCCCGTGCTCTGCCAGCCGTCTCGCCGTCGCCTTCCGAAGCCCGTGGGGACTCAGGCCCTTCGGGAGTCCGGCTTCCGTGGTCACATCCCGAAACCAGTTCGTGAAGCCCGCCGGGCTGAAGGGCTTTCCCTGGGCCGTGGTCAGGAAGGTAAGGTTGTCGCGCGGGGTCGCGTCGATAGCCTCCCGGAGCGGCTTCAGGACAGGCACATGGACCGTGGTCCCGGTCTTCTGTTGCGTGATCGACAGAACGCCGTCGCGGACGTGCTGACGGCCCATGCGGACCACATCGCTTCGCCTCTGCCCCGTGTAGAGCAAAAGCATAAAGGCCAGGTGCGCGCGTGTCCCCGGCTTGTGCGTCGCAAGGAACGTGGCAATGTGCTCTTCCGCCCAGGTAGCAAAACCGGCAGATCGGACCTTGATCTTCCGAACGCCTTGGGTCGGATCATCACGCCGCCAGCCAAGTTCAACGGCATGGCGCATGAGAAGGTGAATCATCCTCAGTAGGTTGTTCGCGGCCGTGGGCGTTGAAGCCTTCGCGCCGATGATGTTGCGGACGTGCCGCGTCTCCATCTTCGCCACGCGCTTGTCGCCGTGTTCTGCCCGAAACCGTTCGATGATTCCGCGATATGTCGTCTTCGTGGACGGCCGAAGTCCCGCGAAGTCGGCGGTCTGGTAGTAACTCGCCACCAGCGCGTCGATGGTGCCGGGCCGAGTCTTCTTGGCCCCCACCTGGGCGGGCTCACCCTTCAGGGCGTCTTCATAGGCGGCCATAAATTCTGGGCTCCAGGGAAGCCCAGGAAGCGCCGTGCGGGGTAGTCCGGGTTTTCGGAGATACCAGCGCGCCTTTCCGTGTCTGTCTTCGAAGCCCTGACAGTAGGGCGGAGGTCGTCGGAGTTGTTTCATGCGTGGTCCCATTCATTGTCTTCGGAACCTTCATCATGCGCCGACGGGGTGTCTCCAGGCAAGGAGTCGAAGGCCGCGTCCAATTGATGCCTGTCCCAAAACACGCGGGTTTTCACGCGCTTGGGGCCAGGCATGAGTCCTTCGCGGATCATGGAGTCGAAGAAGTTGGGGCTAACGCCCACATAGGCCGCCGCCTCGGGCCGCGACAGCGCCCGCCGGGGAGGCAGGGGCAGAGCGGTATGCCGGGCGGCGGTCATGGGCTCAGAACGCGCCGTTGAGGCGCACGCGGACGGTGCCGACGCCGTTGCCAGCGTCTTCGACGGCGACGCCGATCTTCGTGTTGTCGGTCGCGGTGCTCGTCACCAGGTCGGACGCCTCGTCATAGTAGACGACATCGCCCACGGACATGACATCGGTCCCGACTTTGGCGAGTTCGAAGACACCAGTGGTGGACAGGGTGACGCGCTCGCCGGTCAGGGCGTCGGTGGACGCGATTCCGAAGAGCGAACCCACGATGACCAGTTCGCCACTGGTGACGGTCGCGGGTGCGGGGATCGTGACGTTATCCCCGATGTAGACGAAGTTCTTCATGATTCAGGTTCCTTTCGAAGTGTGGAAGCGGATGGTGTGGGGCGCAGCCCGCCCCGTGGCCTCGGCGATCTGACGGTCCAGCGCGGCGAGCGCGGCGGCCATCTGGGCGTCGGACTTGTATTCGACCTCCTCGCCGTTCTGGTCGCGCACGCGACGCACGCCCGAAGCGCGGGACTCGATCAGATCGTCCCGCGCCTTGGTCAGTTGTTCGACCGTCAGGGCCATCGCTTACGCCCCCGGAATCTGGTGCGCGCCGCGCCAGTCCAGCCAGCCCGCACCGAAGTCCAGGAAGGCGCGGAACTTCATGCCCAGGGTGTCCCAGGCTTCCGTCCGCTGAATCTGGACGCCCTGGGCGGACGACAGGTAGGCGTATTGCATCGCCGCCAGCCGGGCCGGGTCCGCGAAGACATACCAGTCACCAGCCGGGAGTCGCGGCTCCACCAGAAGCGTCAGCTTGCCGCCGAACGGGTTCACGTCGTCCGCCTTGTTCGGCTGAATCGTCGCCAGCACCTGTTCGGCGTCCGTTTCCAGGTCAGGCCCGACCAGGACGAAACGCGGCGCGGCGGAAATGATCGTCTTCCCGTCAAGCCCCTTCCGCGTCCGCATGGACTGGCGCGCTTCCGTCAGGGCCGCAATGGACGGCGCGGCGGCCGTGCCGATGTTGTCCCGGCTGGCGTGGAAGACGGCCGTCCCGTCCGACAGGTTCGGGTTGCCGGTCAGAAGCGCGACCATGATGTCCGCTTCCGTCTGGGCGGCGGCTTCGCCCATGGCGGCGGTGATGTCGCCCAGAAGGCCCAGGTCATCGTCAATCATCAGCTTCCGGGAAACCGTGAAACCGCGCGCGAAGGTGCCCAGGGCCAGCGTCTCGCCATTCTCGGCGCGGCTGGTGTGGGTGATCTCGCCGTTTTCGTCCAGCGGCTCCAGGCGGCCCATTTCGCCCAGGCGGATTGCCGTGGAGTCCTTGAAGTTCGGAAGGGTGCGCTGGCGGGCCAGGCTCTTCAGCGGGGACTCGGCCGCGCGGTAGGTATCCAGCGCCACCTTGTTCGCGGCGTTCGACACGACAAGCGGGAAGTCCGACGTGGTATGCGCGGCCCGCGTGAAGATTTCGTCCGCCGACAGGTCGCGCACGGACTCGCCGGAGCGTGTCAGGGCTTCGACGGCCATGTCCTTCAGCGACAGGTTGAGATATTGCCGCGCGTCTTCGGGGCATTCGCCGCCCGCCGCACGGAACGCCAGGGCGTCCGACTGGCGACGGGTGATGACCGCCGGGTCATCGTTTGCCGGAGCATGGGACCGGATGATCGGTGCGGCGCGACGGCGTTCCTGCACGGCGTCAAAGACTTCCGCCTTCGCCCGCGTGAGGTCCGCGCCAGCGTCGATCAGATCGTCCGCCACCTGGGCGTCCAGCCCAGCGGAACGGACAAGAGTTCGGATTTCCGTCCGCCGGGTCTTTTCCGCGTCGTCAGGCGCGGTCGTTTCAATGACTTCAGGTTCCATTGTGGACTCCTTTTCAGTTGAGCGAATCCGCGCGTTCGGGTCCGCAGGGTTTGAAGTCAGGGTGACTTCGGTGATCTGCCATCGGGTCGGGCTCTTCACCCGGCCTTCAGGCGTGGATTTCTCGGTCCATCCCGACACGCGGTAGCCAATGCTGACTCCGGTGACGGTCCCGTCCGCGATCCGCTGCACCACGGGGGCTGCATCTTCGGCGGACGTGATCTCCAGGACGGCGACGACAGAGCCGCCTTCCTGGGCGATGGACCGAACCCGCCCAAGCGTGTCGCGCACGGAATCGGTGCGGTGACTGTCCAGGACGGGCAAACCTTCGGCGGTGGACTGATCCAGCGTGTCCGCCGTCAGGACTTCGAAGAACGGCCCCCGAGCATCACGGCGCGGGACCGGCGTCGCGGTCGCGATGACCGCCGAAACGGTTCGAGTCTCGGGATCGAATGAGTTGGCGCGCGTGCTGGCGGCGCGCGTGAACGTGGGGTCATGCTTCATCATCGGACTCCGGGGTGTCGGTGGTGGAAAACGACAAGCCCAGGTCGGCTTCGCGGGCGCGGTCGGCCGCGATCTCCGCATCCAGGTCGTCCGCGTTCCACCCGAGTTCGTTCACGGCCTTCGTGCGGCTGGTGAGCCCCAGGGCAAGGGCTTCGCGCATGGCCGCCATGTCCTTCTGGGGGTCCACCTGCATCGGTCGGGGCATGATCCACTCGGCGGCGATGTCCGGGGACAGGGCGAGCCGCCCAGAAAGGACTTCCGTCGCCAGCCATCGCCGCCAGACGGGCCGAAGGAATTGGGGGACAAGCGTCCCGTATTGGGCCTGTTCCACCCGCGCCCGGAAGGGCAGAAGCCCGGCCCGGAGACTCGAATAGTTCGCATTGGTCAGGTCCCCGGACAGAAGGTGTTCCGGGAGCCCCAGGGCGGCGGCGAGCGACTGAAGGTTCATCCGCAGAAAGGCGGGCGAGTCCTTGGCCGCGTCGGGTGCGGAAAATTTCACGTCCATCCCCGCCGGAAGAACCTTCAGCGTGCCGGGCTCCAGGCCCGTGTCGAGAATGCCGCCGGTCTGGTCCCCGTCGAACGGAATGGCCCCGGTCTGGTTCATGTCCGTCAGGAAGCCCGCGAACATGGCGGAAGTCTTCGCGCCCACCAGAAGGGCGTCCATCAACTGGTCCAGTTCCGACGCGGACAGGACGGCCGGAGCGAGCCATGACAGGCCGCGCACCTGCCCCGCGCCCAGGGGACGCATGATGTGGAGCACGTCGGCCGCGTCGAAGCGGACGGACGGCGCGAAGTCGGTGTAGGTCGAATGCGGCCGATGAGGGAGAATCCAATAGGCAACCCGCCGTCCCTGGGCGTCGAATTCCACGCCCGAAACGATCATGCGCCCGCCGCCGAGTTCCGCCGTCTTGGCTTCGTCCAGTTGTTCGGGCGAGACGGCCTGAAGGTGCAGCCCGTCCGGGTCATCGTGCATGATGACCAGGGCTTCCCCGTCCACGATCAGGTGGCGGGCAAGGTCGCGCTGGAGCCCCCAGAAGTCCGTCCGCCCTGCCGCGTCGGCGTCTTCCGCCCAGGTCTCAAAAGCACGGCTGGCGGCCCGTCGCGTGTCGGCGTCATCGGCGCGCGGGGTCGGCCGGATGCCAGCGCCCACAAGGGCGGCGGACCAGTTCTCCACGCCATTGGACAGGAAAGGATTGTTGTTCGCGAGGTAGCGGGCACGGGACCGCGTGAGGGCCGCGCCCGCCCCGATCTCGGGGTTGATCTGCCCGAAGGTTCCCATGCCGCCGCCGCGCCGCCCGCCAGCCGCCGCGTCGAGACGGCGAACGGCGGTCGGACGATCTGTCCGAAACAGTTTCGGGAGTCGGGGCAGACGAAGGGCCATGTCAGTTCATCCCCGCACGATCTGCCGTGATGATCGGAAGAACCCGGTCCAGGGAAATGACCATTTCGGCGTGGGGCAGCGGCTCCGGGTCGGGCATAAAAGACGGCATGATTCCGTGCGGCACGTTCCAGAGCCGCGCGGCCACGCGCTTCTGGCCGGTGTCGTCGATCATCCAGCGGAGATGCAGGGACCAGCCTTCAACTCCGCGCTGCCAGTCCAGAAGGACCCGAGCCGCCGGGTTGCGCCCGAATTTGGCGTCACGGGCGGACCCGTGGAATTTCAGAGCATTGGAAACCGTGCGCCCGATACAGACCGGGCCATCATCCCCCGCGTGGATGTCGAGCGAAGAGAAGGCCAGGACAGACAACACCTTCGCGATGAGGGCAGAGTCTTCGGCGTAAAGGTAGGGGTTCCGGCCGTCGTTGGCGTCCACGCCCAGGGGGGCGAGGTAGTTTCGCTTGGCAAATTGCCGCATCTGGTTCGAAAGGTGTTCGCGCTCCAGACCGGGCTCCAGGCATCGGTCCACGATGTCCTTCGCCAGAAGGTGCCCCGGCTTGGTGGTGTACCCTCAGGTCTGGAAATTCGCTTGAGGTTGGGGCCATGAGCCCCTGCCGGGGCGCGCCCCGGCAGGGGCTGCCCATTCTGGTATTCCATGGAGTTGCACACCAACCATGGAGAAGAGC